GTAGAGCTATAAAACTGTATGCCATCTAAACTAGAATCAAGCTGAGAATTAAGTTCTGCTACTATCTCTGCAATAGTCCATCCCGCAGTACTTGTAGGAGATGACATGTCAGTATATTTTAGAAGTGTTAAAAGCCTTGTTGACTTTACTCCGTTTAAACTCCATGTAAAATACAAATCATTAGTATTTTTTACATTGGCGCTCAAGTCTTCGCTGCCCAAAAGTGTAATAACATTGCCAGCAGCATAGACATCATAGCTTGCAGTTGCAGAGCAAGTTGTGCTAAGTGGATCTGTATCGGCAACACGAACTATATACACAGAGTTAGCAGTTTGCAGAGCTGTCTGTGCAGCGTAAATCATGTAAGGGTTATAAGACTGATTTAAACGAGGATTGCCGAATGTTCTTGCCAATCCTCCCAAGTCTGTAACTTTTGTTGGTGTATTAACTGGACCTTTAGAAGCAAAGCCTACCAATCCAATATCGTTCGGAGATGGTTCTGCTGTAAGAAAAGTTAAGTCCCTTTCAGTATACTTTACTGAAGGGCTTATTGTATTAGAAGGTGGGAACCCCTTAAGTGTTGCCATGTTTTTCTCCTGTTCTCAATATATTACTATCTACAAATCTAGTTTTAATATAACCAGATTGCTCTGCTCTATTTATATATTCAGTTGCTCTCTCTTCTTCTAAATAAAAAATATTTTTTTCTGCACCAATTCCAGGTATTGTTAGTGATGTTCCGTGTCCGGGGGCTCTTTTTGATCTGATAAACAAAGAAATTGGTGTCTGTTGCAAGTTTGTAATTTCAATCATTTTTAAATTCCCTTGTGCTTTCTTCTATTCTACTTATTATTTCGCTTATTTCATTATCTATTGCTGAATTGCCAATCTCAACTCTAGTTTCCAATATTGCCTTCTCACGTCTAATGGGTTGTGCAACGTAAGTTTCAGCAGTTAAACCAAATTGAAATTTGATAACTCGCAAAGCTTGATCTCCAGGCTCTGTTTCTAAGTTATTAGCTATAGAATTCATCTTTACGCCAGTTTCCCAAGTTACTCCCCTTACTTTTATATACGCCATAGGACTAAATTTAGTTACTATTTGTTCAATAATTTGATTCATATCTTCTAATTGCATTGTCCATGCAATTAAATTATAACTAATATCAATTGGTATACCTCTAGCAACTCCAAAAACAGTATCTTTATTATATTTTTCTGATACTGTAAAAGTTGGTTTTCCTTGAGTATCTGGTGCCCAGTTTAGAGCTTTGTGATAAGTATATCTTTCTTGATTAAAAGTAAAGTCTGTGCTGCTTATTGCAAGCATTGGTAATTTTATTCTATCTACAACTAGTGTATCGTCTTTTCTTACATTTTCTTGAACCACAGCGGCAACGGCTCTTTCTTGTGTGGCCCAAATAACAGGAACTGGGTGTGCCTTTCCATCGTCATCAATTACAACTATGTTTCTAAATAAATCCATTACAGCTTCATCTGTTCCACGAATAGATTTTGCATAACGATAAATTGTATTTCTATTTGGAACATTTAAATCATTTACAATTTGTCCCCGTTGAAATGGGTCCGCATTATTTTCTTGCCCATTTCCAGTTTTATTTATAAATAAATCTTGCATCCAGTCATCTGGATTGTTTAAACCAACGTTGTTTTGATTATCGGGTGGCTGATCACAAAACCCTGGTGGCGGATCAATATTTTCAGAACGACTTTGGAAATCCAAGTCTTTTATGTCGTTTAAAGAACCACCATAACTATTAACATTTGGGCCAATAGGCTTCATTTTTTGCCTTCGATTTTTTTAACTGACTTCTTATTAATTGTAATCAATTCAGGAAAACTTCTTCTTATTAAAAATTCTTTGAAAGTAATATACGTTAATATACTAAGCTTTTGTTCCATAAAATATATATGAAAAAACATGCAGAGATTAATTGTCTCTGCATGTTTATTTTAAATAAAAATTAAATTATTTTTTTTTGCGGTTTTTTCGAGCTTTGAGAAAATATGATTCTGTTGCCATTCCACCTGGCATAGGCATTTGTGGCATACCTCCTGCTGCACCCATATCATTACCGCCAGCGCCACCTCCTCCAAACGATGGCACAGCTTGGTCACCCATAGGAGGTCCTTCTTCTCCCATAGCACCTAAAGATGGGGCAGCTCCCTCTTCTCCTTCCACACCTTCTTCTCCAACTTCGCCTTCCGCTTTTTCAATATTCTTCTTAATCATTTTAAGAAGATCATTGATAGTGTCAGCTCTTGCAGAAGCATCTTCTCCCTTACTTCTCAAGAAATCTAATTGTGCTTCGATATCGCTAACAGCTTTTTGCATTACAGCTTCTGGCCCTTCGGCATCTTCGCCAACGCTGGCATCAACATTTTCTTCGCCTTCAGCTTCTGGAGGACCCATGCCCCCTTCTTCTTGGTCTGCTGTTTTTGGACCTTCATCCATAAATCCTTGTGGTGACATTCCACCACCAGTAGGCATTCCACCACCAGCAGGCATGCTTCCCATTCCACCCAAGGAAGGAGCAGAAGGCATTCCGCCTCCTGTTTGTCCAGCCATAGGAGGCATAGACATGCTTGGATTTACAGGCATGCCACCTTGTTCAAATAGTTTGTTAGCCTGTATCCTTCTATAAAATTCATAAAAATTTTTCATTTTTTCACCTTTTAAACAATTTTAAAATCAACATTTTGGTTTTTACCAACCGAGGTTCCACTAACATCATCTTCTTGGAACCTCTGACATATGAGTTGCAATCTAACAACTCCATACATCTTGAATTCTCCTGTCTTTCTCTCTATTATAACCCAATTCTCTTTTAAAAATGGAGTAAATATCCTTGAGCCAATTTTTGGAGCATGGCCAACAGTATTCAAAACACTTTTATAATTCAATTCAAATATCATTTCGTCTGGAGAATCAATACCAAATGCAGTTTGCATGTTCTGGGAAGGAACAGGCTCGTAAACAGCCCACAACTGCACAGGAACAGGACTAAACATTTTAGTTCTAGTTTCCAAGTATATCGGATCTACATTATTTGTGTCTATAAATAATTCATAATAAAAAATTGGAGAGCCACCTTGTTTGATAGACTCTTGGTCCCAGTCATTAAATAAACTATGCTCTGGCAACCCATCATCGAATTGTTGCATTGATCCAGTTGGGCAATATGGCTTGCCATCATTTCTGTAAATCAAATTTTTCTCCTTGGATATTCGTCCTCATCCTCTCCAGTTCGATCAATTATGCGTCCTCCCATTATATCTTTAACTTCTGCATCGACTTGATATGGATTTTCATCCTCATCTTGGTCTATCTGTTGATATTCAGGATTATTATTTTTATCATGGTCTATAATAAATGACATTAATTCTTTAATAATATATTGAATAGCAGGTTTTGCATTAATTCCATATTCTGATGATACTTTAGTTGAAATATTTTGATCTATCAGAAGCTCTCTAAGGAAAATGCTTAAAGTACTTGGGTTAATAAACTTTTGTACTTCTTGCTTTTGTTTGATTGGATCTTTTTCTTTTAAAACTCTTTTGTAGTACCTGTCAACAATAAGTTTTTCTAGTCTGTCAATTATCTTGTTTAAAGACTCTTGATCGTCAGCAGATAGTCCCCCAGAGAGCTTAAAAGCTACAGCTTTATGATGCTCTGGATCATGTTGATGTGTAAATCCAGTATCTTTTCTCTTAATAGCTAACTTTCCGCATTGTTCAATTGGAGGCGCTTCTTTACCTTGTCTTTTAGCATCCCATACATGGAATGCATGAAAAATTACATTCTTTAAATTGTCCATGTAAAAAGCGATAGATGTAGAATCTGGCCACATACTTGTAATCCAAATTTTGTCTGATAAATTTATAATCTTTTCATGATCTGTATCACCATTAATACAAAACTTACTACCAGAATCACATGCTTCTTTTAATAATATAAAATCATCAAATCCAAAAGATTCAACAAGCATGTCTTTTGTAATATTAGATGGAAGCATTGATAAAGCATCTGCTGAGTTTACTTTATCATATGCGTTATAACAAATAGATGCTGAAACTCTTAATAATTCTATTTCTGGATTTTTTACAAATGAATCATACAAATCATTTACATTTAATATTGATTTAACACTAGGTCTTTTTCCTGCTATAATATCAGGCATTTCTTTTTCAACAAAGTTTGTTAAATCACTTACAAAATTATTTGTATCTTTTTCAATTCTTTCCAACAAATATCTAAAACAAAATGCTGCTTTCAAAATTGCAAGCTTCGCACTTAAAGAAACTTTTGAACTTAAAATGTTTTTAGCGTTTTCAAGATAGACAAGAATACAACGCTTTAATGTCAATATTAGAGAATTAGATTTGTTGGTTATGGCCGCTTCAATTTGACCACTTATCGACATACCTGATTCTGGAGCATCGGGCCTATCTGGTTCGCTGGCATGAATTCTGTGCGGCCCGCCAATCTTTTCTCCCCCTTTGACAACGGATTCTCCGTCACCGCTCACATCAAGGTCTTCTCCTTCGTCACCAGTTGCAGTATTTGGTGTCGATTTTGCACCAACATAATAATTCTTATTTCTCATGTTGCCAAGTGTAGACTGCCTGATGCAATTTACTAAAAAATTAAACAAAGTATAAATTAAATCTGATTTGCCAGCATAATGCCTAACAAATTCTGAAGCAATATATTCAACTCTGTTTTCTTGTGATCCAGCATCTTGAGGTTCAAATGAACTAGCTATTCCCAAAGCATTTTTTTGATCGTCTTTTATTCTTTGAAGTCCTGCTTCATAATCAGATTGACTTATTTCGTCATTTTTCATCTTGTTGGCAAGATTTTCTGCTTCTTTATTCAGCTCGCCAAATTTCATAGCATATTTTTCTCTTGATTGCTTGTCACGCAAAGCAATGTTTCTATGACCAAGAGACAAGTAAGATTTAAATCCCGTGCCTCCATAATTAATCAATTTGTCAATAAATTCTTCATAAGTTCCAGATTTTATTCTTGTTATAAATTCGTGTAATGCAGTATGGGATAACTTTGAGGCACTAAAACTTCGCTCTTCTCTAGATTTGGCCAAACGAGCAGCACTCATTTTTACATTGGCCCTTTTTGCCTTTTGTGCAATCTCAGGCTTGTATTCTTCGCCTTTGTCTAGACCACCTTTTATTCCATAAATGCAAGAACTTGTTGCATCGGTAAAAGCTTCAAAACTAACTTTTTCTAGATTCATGTAAGGTATGAGAAATTTAATAATAAAATTGTCATCTAATCCAGAAGCCTCGATACTATTCAAAGCTGCTTTTTGTTCATCAGTAATAAATCCATCAATGCTATTGGATTTTTCCAATAACATTTTTGCAAACTTTTTAATAGATGTATCAACTATAGTTCTGTACTTTTCATAACTGTCAGAACCCAATTGACTTGCTTCACTTACTAAAAGCCACTTAATAAAATTAGAATTCATGGTTCCTCTTACTCTAGATTCATAGTTGGTGTTATAGCTATTTGGCCACCTGCTGCAGGAACAACGAATGGAGCGGAAGCAAATCTTTCAACCAACACAAGATTTGAACCATCTGTTATATAATAGCCATAAACAGTTGCGGCACCAGTAAAACTAAAAGTTTGTTGTGCATATGATGTAGAAGTTTGCCCAGATACGGTAATTGGTACCGCCCAGCTTGCTCCAGCAAGAGTTATCGATGCATAACCAGCAGCAGTACATTCAGTTAGCATTCCAACAGTTGTGTTTTCATCAATAGTAGGATCATTTTCGTAAAGACGAAGAGTTAGACTGCCATTTGCTGTTCCGCCAATTCCAAGAAGTCTCTTTAAAAGTTGTACTTCGCCAACATCAGGCACTATAAAAGCCATAAAGCCTCCAAATATAATTTATCTATTAATATATAATCAAAATGGTGATAAAAAATAAAGATGGAACTGTATACAAAGTTAAAGGTCCAAATCCTATTATGTTAGAACAAGACCTTTGGAATGATTTTGAATTGCACAATATGGAATTTCCTGACGATGTTGTCAATCAAAATATTGCCAAAAAACCTACAAGAAATAAGATTAACCTAGGCCAAACAGTTGTTGCAAAACAAGATGAAATTAGGTCTGAAGTTAGCGTAAAAACACCTGCTTTTGTCGAAGAAAAACCACCACAAAAAAAACAAGAGTTTTCTTTTCAAGAAGCTCAAATAACTCAAGAAATCAAGCCGCCACAGCCAAAAATAGATGAAGAAGAAATAGTAGAAAAACCAAAATCTGTAAATAGCAAGCTTTTAAATTACCCGAAAACTGTACTTTGCTGCCTTCCAACTGATGTTCAAGAAAAAAAAGATTTATT